CATCTCCAGCAGGAAACTCTCCAAGAACGCGTACACGATACTGATTTGACCCATCACCATACTGCGCCACCATGTCCTCTAAGAAAGCCTTGTCCACCGTATCCGCATCGTGACAACTGACCTTCTTACCCCACCACCGCTTGCGGTTCTTGTTGAACGCATCATAGAAATAGCCTGTGGTTCTGGTGGGGTTCCCGGTCATTACCACCTTGGCGCCTTCGGTAGATAACGCGCCCTGGCCAACCTCAAACACGATGTCGGGAACGCCAGACGCCTCGTCAATCACAAAGAGAAGGTTCTCACTGTGGAACCCCTGCAAGGCTTCCGGCTGCTCCCTTCGGCTGGTGCGCGCCACCGCAAAGCTATCGGGGACGCCAGCCAACTCAATCTTGTCTGATTTGATCTCCAGCAGGCGCCGCATTCCCTCGGGCAGCTTGCGGTGCCACTTCCCGATCTCAGACCACAAGACATCAGATAACTGGTGCGCAGTGTTGGCGGTGCAGACGACCTTGGTTGGCAATCTGGTAAGCAACCACCACAACACCAGCCAGGACAAGAACGCTGTTTTGCCTACGCCATGGCCGGAGCGAATCGCCACACGGTCATTACTGGCGATGGCCCTAAGAGCGTCCGCCTGCCACCTTTGCGGGGTAGCGCCAAGCATGGATTCGACGAACAACACCGGGTCTGTCGCCAGTTGCTCGATGATCGCGGCCTGTTCTTCGGGTGTCGGGGTGGCGGGGGCAGAAGGGGGTGGGGGTGCTTCAGACCATTTTCCTGATGTCAGGAAAATGGTTTCGGCTGGTGGGGCGCCACCATTGGCCTCCGCTTCGGCAGCGGCTCGCGCCGCTGCCTCCGCTGCTAATCTAGCCCGCCGCTTGGGTCTGCCTGCCATGAGAGTTACAGCCTACCAAAATTTTTCATCGGGGGTAAAGGGACGTTTTGCCTTTTTGCCCCCACCCCACGGGGGGGTAAGTACATATATGCCACCGCCAGCCCGCCCCCGCCGCTTTTCGAAGGGGGGGGCTGGGCCGGGGGTACCAGTTTCGGGGCGCCTGGCCTGGAACCGCATAAGGCCCATTATGTAAAAATACTCGCTAAGTGTCTGATATGGTTACATTCTTGCGTTTACGCCTATCGGCATTGTTTCCTAGTTTTTTAACCTCGTTTCCCGTCTCAGGGTCAACGTCAATAATGCGCCGGGCTTCCCGTTCTTTCTGGCGCATCTTGTCATTGGCCAGCCTGAGCGCTTCAACGTAGCTCTCCCCTACTTCTAGTGTGTGCGTTGTTTTGTCTCCATATATTCGGGGCGCTATTTTCCCGACAAGCCAGCGCCTTGCGTCGAATTTCAAGCGCGCAAGCTGCGCCTGTTCGGGGTCTATCGTTTTTTCAACATCCCGAACGGCTTTTTCCGCGATTGCATGGGCTTGTTGTTCACGGGCGCGCGCGTATGCTTGCTGCCATCGCCCATCTAGTCGCGTCAATTCGCCATGCACCACATAGCTAGAAGGGAAGCCATCCTTCCCGTATAGGTCACAAAGCAATTCCCCATTACCAACACGGCGCAGTAATTCGGGAATGTATTTTTCAGGGTCATATTTGGGCGGATATGGCATAAGCCAAAGGATACCTAATCCAAGCCCATAAAAAAAGCCCGGCATGAAGCCGGGCCTATTTTGGTGCCTATTCGGGCTATTCGCGGCCGTATTTTCTGGGCTGGCAATCCCCCACCAAGAGAAAGCTTTGCTTAATCATGAACTGCACAATTGAAGGTATATTCTTCCCCCTTGGCCATATTGGCGGATTTATTCCGGCGTTTTTTATGTTCAGCGCCCATAATCTGCCTAGCTCGTAATTGCACTGCCCCACCTGATCCGTAAACCGCCAAGCCTCGAATTGGCGCCCGGCGATAACATCCGAATAGCCCGCCTGCGCCGCTATAACTGCCGGATGCACCGCTAGGCCGCGTTTTGGTGCGCCACGTTTTAAGGTGTTGTTTTTCATAATTTACGCATACCGCGCCATAACAAAGCAATAGCCGGCATTGCCCGGCAGTGCGCCGCCGACGAGCGCGGGATAGCCAATGGCCTCTTTCCAGCCCAGGCGATCCGCAAGCGCGTGCGCTGCTGCCGCATGGTTTTCGTCGACGTTCAACGCGTAATCCCAAGGCAGGATAATGCGGCCAGCATCTGCCCTGGCCGATACGCGCGAACCCTTGTAATTAGTCGGGCCGTGATAACGTGTCACAATAGCTTGAAGCATAATCTTGTCCCCATGTTTGGCGGTATCGCCACCGGATCATGCCGCAATGACATGATCGGGAGGCGGGGCTTGAAGCCCGCGCCGATCAATAGTCTCCATTCACAATGGCGCTTAGTTCCGCATACAGCGCCAGCGCATATTCAAGGCCGGGTTCAATGCAAGCGCCCTCGCGTGCTAAGCGCCGCAAGCGCCTAATGGCGCGTTCCGTAGCATCGAAACGCCCATTGATAGGCCAAAGATGGCTTTCATCCTGTCGACGGAATAGGCGATTAATCGCTGCGATATTGGCGCGGCCCTCATAGCGTTCTGCGCGTTCGGCAATCTGGTATGGTGTAAGCATGGCTTAGGCCTCCGAATAGGTAACGAAAAGCACAGTAGCCATGCCATAGGGGCGGAACTCGTAACCATCGCCTAAGCTGGCAGTAACACCACGCACGCCAGACAAACCCATTGCAGCTTTGGCGCGGCGCATAATGGTGCGCTGATAGGCCTTGGGTTCTCTGCGCCCATTCCCATCCCAATCCTTGAAATGCTCCCAAGGCGCGTCATCAATAGTGCGGCGTTTAACCCAAGAATAATTAGCCTCTCCACCAAAGGTATCCGTATATTCTGCGATATAAGGCATTTTCTTTCCCCCCCCCTCAAAACACCAAAAGCCAAACAAAAAGCCCCAGAAAGAAAGCGCAAACCCCTAGATCAGCTTTGAAAGACATTGTCTTATCCTCTTTGCGATGCGCGCATGATCACGCGACACAACAAAGGTGAATAATCTTGACGAAAAATACAAGCACAAAAATGCGCTGATCAAAATTATTTTTCAGCCCGGCTTTTCGGGCTTTTTCTGGCATTGCGCTTGCATCTTTGACATTTCCACAACCAAGGCCAAGCCCATGATCCGCAAGCGCATTTCCTGAAAATGTTCATATCGCATTTGGAAACTGATCGATCAGGTCAGACCGAAATTGCCGTTTAGTTTTTTCGGCTCTCACTTTCCCCAAAATGCTCATGCCGGATTTGGAAATCAATCGATCCGGTTGTACCAAAACTGCCGATTAGGATTTCAGGAGCCATAATGGGCTTGGAGCCTTTCAAGCCCCTGAACCACCTGGCCAGCCGCCTTAGCCACTTCAATCCCCTTACACTCAGCCCAGCCCGTCACCGTACCATGGCTGAGAACCGTCCAAGCCAGCGCAAGCAATTCAGTGTCCCAGCCTGCATTCATGGCCAAAGATTGTCGGCTATGACATAAGCCTTCTTCCGGGCTTCGCTCCATCCCCTTGCCACCATCACAGGTACTTCAGCCAGCCCCAATTTCCTAGCGGCCAAGGTGCGCCCATGCCCCGCAATGATCGTGCCTTCCTCATCCACCAGAATTGGAGTGGTCCACCCCCATTCTTTTATGGATGCCGCTATTTGCGCCACCTGGGTATCCGAATGGGTCCTGGAATTGCGGGCGTAAGGGATCAACTTATCCAACTGCCGCATTTCAATTTTTTCAGCCGGCCAAAATTTTTTCACACTTTCGCTCCATAAAATCGGTTCAACCGTTCCAGCGCCTGCACCACTTGGCCAGCCGCCTTTACCACCTCAATCCCCTTACACTCAGCCCAGCCCGTCACCGTGCCGTGACTGAGAACCGTCCAAGCCAGCGCAGGCATAGCAGTGTTACCAACCGCCCTAGAAGCCCGTGTAAACGCCTCACGCGCCCCAAGCCTCCCAGCCTGCCCGGCGTAGTAATCGTCCCTAAACCGCTTTGCAGCGGCATACAGCGCCTCACTAATCATGCCCCTCGCCAACATAGCGTCGGGCGCCCAGAACCGCTCAGACACCGTTATATCGCCTTCCTGAATATCCGGCCCGAAGTCTATGCGTTCTGCCTCGAAGTTCCGGCTCATGGTCAATCTTAGATCGGGATTTCGTCCGCGATCAATTGCCCCCGTCTTACCACCTTCGCCTTCGGAAATGCAGCCTTGATCTCTGCGATAGGCGAAGCTCCTTTCAGAACCCTACCCACCTCTTCCACCGTCCAGGCTTCCGCGTTCCACCCTTCGGCCTTAGCCCGCGCCAGGACCGCCTGTGCATGGGTGTCATCCTGACAGATGCAGATGGTGCCCCGTTCCGCCTCATCGGCCTGCACGGTCATCAGCGGCCCCGGAAGCGGTTCATACCCAGCCGCCAGTGCTTCAGCGGCCAATGCTTTCCAGGCCCGCATCATCATGGCGTCCAGTTCCGCCATATCCTCTCCCGCCACTGTCGCTTGCCGGTGCATATCCTCTGCCGCCTGGAACCGCTCCCTAGTCGCCGTGGACACCAGCAACGGAAGCCTATCGAACCCCCATTCTCTTTCCAGCCCCGCCACCAGCGTATCCAGCGCACCCGCCATCCGAGATCGCCATACCCATTCGCCATTCGCTTCAGTCAGCGGGGCTAATACCTCTTCATTCGCCATTACTTCTTCCCCTACTAGTTGTGGTGCTACAAGCGGCAAGTCCCTAGGTCAGCAGTGGATTATCTTACTCTGCGCGTGCAGTTGCTGTGCTTAAGCAACTGCGCGTGCAGATAATCCCCTGCCTAGGGACTTTTTGTTGCTGCACACAAAAAATGTGTCCAACTTGTGCAGCAAAATGGTGTTTTCCAACACCAAGTTGCACACCCTCAAAACTCCTCAATAATGGGTTTTGGTGCAGCTAATTTCATCTGCGCTAGCCGCTCATGACACACGCTATAGTTGTCCCTCGGATGCCTGCTTGATGGTGAAGGGCCTAGTTCTTTGACTATGGTTCCTTCGTCTTCCCAGGTCTTTAGGATGTTCTTGGCCTGCTCTTTGGTGGCTTTGCCGGTGTTCGTTAGTACTTCCCACGCCACCCCTTTCTTGGCTTTTGGGTCTGCTGCGAAGGCGTACCGCTTGCCTTCCTCCATGAAGCCCCGCTGAAGGGTTTCCAGGATACCCACGCAGTCTGCCATACTGAGTGCCCCGAAGACGCCTGGCGGCGTCCAGGGAAGGGCGGCGGCGACGATCTCACCGTTCTCAATCTCAATGGCGGTCAGCTTGTACCATTCGGCTTCCTGGGCTGGCGCGTAATTGGATTTGGCGCTGTCTATCCGTAGGTAGGACCGGCGTTCTTCTGCCTGGATACCGAAGGTGCCTGCTTCTTCGGCGGTCATGGTGGTTAGTGTCAGCATGACCCGGACTGCCCCGCTGATTGAGGAAGCCCCGCGCACCCGGTCCATGTCGCCGGGCGTACTGGTGCCTTTGCGGTCATGGTGCAGGATCAGTACCGCCATATCTAGCCGTTGCGCCAGTGACCGGAAAGCCGCGACCACTTGGCGCATGGCGGTATTGTCGTTTTCTTCGCTGTCGTGGAGTTCGGCTAGCGGATCGCACACCAGCAGATCGGCCTGCTCTTCCATACAGATGCGTTCAAGTTCCTGCATAGCCTGGGTGGGATTGATTTGCCCGGTATGTGGATCACGGGCGAACAGTGTCCCCACATTGTATGGACCGCACCGGATGATCCGCTGCATGGCGCCCCCGTCAGCGGCTTGGGCTTTGATGGCGGCGGCGTACCGGCGGCGCTGTTCGTCTTTGTCGTCCTCGACGTTGTAGTTAATGATGGTAAGTGGTGTTTCTGGCCTGAAGGCGCCGAAGGGTTTGCCTTGCGCCCCGGCTAGTGTCCAGCCAACCACCATGGACGATTTGCCCCCGGCACCCTGTCCACTGAGAACTGTGACCGCCCCGCGCAGTAGGTAGCCTTGCACCAGCCAGGGCCGCTTGGGTATCTCTCCCCCTGCAAAGGCGCCCTGGTCATGCCAGAGGGCTTTCTGGCCCTCTGTGGTGGCGCTGGGCGCCTGTGTGGCGGGTGCCTGGGGCTTCGGTGCTTCCAGCTTGATGATACCCCTGTTAGCCCGGTCCAGCGTATATCTCACCTTCATGCGGAACTCGGCTTCGCCCCGGCCAGGTCTGCTGAAATCCACTTTGCTGGCGTACTGTGGCCAGCCTTCCGCCACCACCTCTTCTTCGGTGGGGATGCGCCCTAACTGTCGGTATAGGTCTGAGACTACCGCCAGAATGGTGTTCCGCATGTATTGCTCGCGGCCATCGGTAATCTGGCCCGGCAAGCCCAGCGGCCCTGTTGCATGGGTTACAGGGCTTACAGAACCCGTGCCATGGATCACATCCTGGCAGATCAGTTCCACCATCGATTCGGTCAGGCTAGGTAGCCCCAGATCATCCACATGGGCATCAACGTCCCAGGAGTACTGGCGCCCGCTGGCGTGGACCGAAGGCGGCGCGACAATAAAGCCACCATCGCCCCGGATATCCATGCCCGGCAGGATACCTTTTCTGGTGGGAACCTTCTTCCCAGGATGGGAAAAGAACCTGTGGCACCCGCCACCCCCGGTCAGTGCCACCGGGCCAGCCCCGAGTCGGGGCAAGATGTCCTGTTCTGTGGCGGCGCCAATGTCGCCATCGAAATCCGCCACAGTGAGGTTACTGATGGCGCCGGTAACGATCCCGACCCCCATGGTGGGATCGGCAAACCAATCCTGAATCTCGGCTTCGGTGGCGCGTCTGTTTTGGAATTGGTGCCAGGGAATGGCGGGGATTTTTTCGCCCCGCCGTACGGGCACCACGGACCACCCGCGCCGTAGGTAATATAGCGCCCATTCTTTGGCGGGCGCTGATAGGCTTGGTGCGGTCAGGCTCATGGCTTCTTCCCCGGATATTCCGTGTGTGGCGGGTACTCTGGGTCTTTGAGTGGGATGCAATTTATTTTTCGTCTATGATTTTTTGTCATTGACATTAATTCCATCTCCTCTATTTTATGCTTTATGAGCAAGCGCACTTCCATCCCCTCCCTGTCTTCCCATCCGGTTTCCATCCCGGCTTTGCCGGTTGGTGCTGTCGGCTTCATCAGCCGCCGCGCTGATCGCCCGGAGCGTTTGGCGCTCTTTAAGGCTGATGGTTCCTTGTCCAACAGCTTCGCCCTGGATGACACCATCGACACCTTGCGCCCGGTCCTGGCGCAGCACGGGTTCAGCGTCGATGCGGCGGGTATTGTTTGTCGCCTCGGCTAATGAAATCAACAGATTTCTAAACTCGATTGGCGTGGCGTTGCGAATCGCCTTCTTGTGTTTGCCTCCAATCATACTGACTAGCCCTTTCCGTCTGGCATATTCGTAGCCGTGGCGCTCAACCATCTTCGGGTCTAGGCGTTGTGGCAACTGCCCCCATTTCAATTCTGGTGGCTCAAACCCGCAGGCGTACAGCCAAGTAGCCTTACGCGCTTGGTGCCCATAGTGCCCCTGCTCGACGTAACAGGTCAGCCCACCAAATTGATCTGCCTTGATCCACCCGCCAGACCTGGCGGGCCGGTTCAAGCCAAAGGTGCGCCATGCGTGGCTGTCGGCGGGGTGTTCCAGCACTCCGCCCCAGCGGCGCACGGCATACAGCGCAGCCTCAAAACACCCGCCATCGTCGCCTAGTTTGAATTGGTGGGGTTTGCGCGGGCTTCCGTGCCAGAACCGTCCCCACCGCTCGCATGGCGGATGAGCCACTACGGGCCAGGGGCCTTCGTATTGGCGCGCGTCTTTATCAATATCCCAAGGCTCCACGTTCTCTAGGTTGAAGTACGTCCCGCCTTTTTCGACATATAATGCGGCTATCATTGTTTCCTCGTTCTCTTGCGAAAGGAAAGGCGGCAATCCTTAAATTGCCGCCCTATTTATTATTCTTCCGTCTCTGGCTTTGCCTTGGCTTCTTTGGCCTGGCTGCACCAATCATGCGGCTTCATCATGACCCAGCGGTAGCCGGAGTGTGATGGTGTAAGGCGGCATTCACCGGATCGGCTGTCAGCGGGGACGTACCACTGACAGTTCGCACAGGTGATGTCGCGGGGGGGCTTAACCCTCATTAGAACGGTAGGGGTTTAGCAGCTTGCGGCGTTGGCGGAGGTAGCGGAGCCGCGCTCTGGGCGATAGGTGTTGCCACACTTTGCGCGCCAATCGGTCCAGGCGCAGGCAGTTCTGCCGGACGCGGTACCCACTTAATGATCGCGAAGTTCGGGGCATAATTTACGCCATAATTGCTTTTTTCCTCCTTTGCTCCCGTAAATTGTATCACCGGCAACATTCCCTGCTTGGATTCCGGTGCTGCTATGTAAACGTCGTGCAGTAGATCAATAGCAGTCGCAACTGAACTGGCGCTGCTGCTGAACTCGCGCACTGTGCGATTGCTATCAAGCACCCGCATTACGAAACCTTTCTTTGGCTTCGCGGCCCTACCACGCTCATCCACCCCATAATCACCTACAGGACACGGCGGAAATTCCTCACCGATTGTCACCAGCGCGCGTATTGGCGGAGTACCCTTTTTGAACATCAACCAGCCAACTTGGATAGTTGCCATGTCTGCAACAAAGGCAGGCTGCTGAAACGAAACGTCCTGTTCCTGGGTTTCCCACATCCCATTCACTTCGACGCGCTCGCTAAACTTCATCCTCCCGGCCTTGGCGTTGTATTCCATGCGCGGCAAGAAAGACCCGCCGCCGCCGGAACCGCTATTGATGTTAAGACCTAAGCCCATGATAAACCTCTGTTTTCCATAAGAATGCACCACATTTCGGCAGCGTGGCGCTTGCTGCTTACATCCCGTAGATTTCCTTACGGGCTGCTTCTGCTGCTGGATCGGACCAGTAGAAACTATCTACATCCGGCACCAGCAAACTGATCAATTCATTCTTATCCGCCGAGATCGCCAGGAACCGGCGCAGCCGGTTAGCAATAGCTTGTAGGTGCGCCCAATGATCGGCAACCCCTTCAAGCTGATACACCGCCACCTTCTTCGGGCTGCAATACGCGAATCGGCACATCTGGTTGGTGTTCACCACATACCCAGCGCCCTGGCGCGCATGGCTGCTGGAAATCTGCCCCGGCACCCGTTCCGTGGTCTTTAGGTCCAGCACCAGCCCGTGTTCCTGCCAGTAAAAATCCAGATACCCCACCAGATCGGGCAGGCCCTCGCCCAGCGCCTTGCTGATCTTGTGCTGATGCTGGCCCTCTTCTGGCGCTGTCGGGACGCCATATTGACGAAGTTCTGCCAGTGCCACCGGAACAGTGTCTTGTACCACTTTACGCTGGGCTTCCCGCCGGGGATCACTTGAGAGTGCTGTTAACCGGTCATATTCAGCCAGGGCGATAGCGATGCAATCATCCACCGGCTTTTCGGGATTGAATAGGCCAGCCGACACGCCTGCTTCGATGGCGGAACCGCGATGGGCAGCAGCCCCCACCGGCAGGCGCCGCTTCAACAGGTAGGACATGGCCCAGGCGGCGGGCTGCGCCGCGTAGGTATTCAGGCTGCTGGCGGATAAATGGCCAATGCCATGTGTCGCAAAAGGATCGGTCACGGGTTTGCCTCGATGATTAGGATGTAGCCCGGTTTCCCGCTGTACATCTTGGAAAGGTGTAGCTTGATGATCTGGCTATCGTCGTCCCAAAGGATGCCGTTGGCGGCATCCAGGACCAACTTCGCCAGGTTGTCCAGATCGGGTTTGCCTGTGTGTTCGATGTCGCCCGCAAGCGCCGCTTCCTGCTTTTTCTTTGGCCAGGATTTGGGGATTGGCATTAGCACCATCAAATCAACACAGATCGGCACGGAGCCAAAGGAATCGAAAGGTGAAATAAATGCCCGAATTGTTTCCTCTGCCTGCCGGGTCTTGGCTGGCGTATAGGCGCCGTGCTTCCCGAATCGGGGGCGACCCTTGGCGACGGGTTCGATGGGGATGGTGATACAGGTTCTCACGGTTAGACCCCCGCCAGCACAGTTCGGGAGGGGATATTGAAAGTGCTGGCGGGGGTATCCGCACCGTGCGGATTTAACCGGAAGCCCGTCGCGGGTTCGTAGTCGTCGCGCCAGGCTTCCGGGCGCGCAATGGTTGGGAGGCTAGTTACCATCGCGCGCAGCCTTTTCGGGCAGATGTCCATGCCGGTTGCCGGTACAGATATGCGCCCAAATCTCGTTCATTGGCACCTCTGGGGTGCTACACATTCTGATCACTGGTATCAGCCGCACGATAGGCGGCGCAATACCCCCATATTCACCGCGATACGTCAGCCAGATCAGCCACCGACTAGCAGTGGCGGTTGATACGCCAGCCGCTTCGGCGAGATCGCGCAGGGTGTAGCCGTTCTGCTGAAGCAGCTTTCGGTAAGGGAGGTGATCCATGATTGAAACCCTAGGCGTGAAAAAAATTCGTGTCAAGCGCATTTTTTCCCTTGACGTTATTTTCTGCGTGGGTTTATCGTCATGTCAGGCAATCAAGCCGCAAGGGGAACTATCATGCAATACTTGAAACATCGCTCCGCCGCCTGGTGGATACTGGCAATCTTGCAGGGCCTTGGCTTTGCTGCCTTCTTCCTGCTGCTGATCATCTTGTTCGCGATGGCTGGCGCATGAGCGACGCCAAGGCGGAACACCTGTCCGAGGTGTCTGAGAAAATGAAGCGCGCAATCTTCAAGATTGGCAACGGCGAAAATGTGAGTGATGTCATATTCGCTGCCACCATGGCTCTAGCCTGTTTCATCTACGATGTTACGGACCATGGAACAGAGAACAACGTCGCAAAGCGGTCAGCAGATTTGCTGACGGATGCCATTCAGCATCTTGTGAAGGAGGATTTGAATTGATCGACCTAGAAACCCTGCGCGCCAAGTTGGCGATAGCGGAGAATGAACTGGTTCGCATTCAATATGCGGATGATTTCTGTTTCAGTAATGGCGCTTATGACGCCCTCGCCAAAGTGCGGGATGAACTGAAATGGGAACTCATGGAAGCAGAAGCCGCTGCCCGCCAGAAGGCGGCAGGCATTGCGACGGCCAGCGGGGAGCCTGGCCCGTGAACACCGTCCGCGTGTCCATCAAAATGACCAGCAACATCCCTTCGCAAACTGATCTGTTTGTTGAGGTGGATGACATCAGCCAACCAGCCTGGCGCCCTCTCGCCGCCTTCGCCAGCATCAAGGCGGCGGCGAAGTGGCTACAGGAGGAAGGCTTTACCTACGTCGTCGGAAGCAATGGAGTTTACAGCCGTGACACCGCAACAGCGCGAAAGAATGCGCCTGCTGAATACCGCGATGATATTGGCGGAAGAAGGATTAATGAAGCGGGCTTTGATCAAAGCCAACAACAAGCCGCTGGAGTTCGACGCCTTGCGGTCAAACTGGGACGTATGGGTGCGACTCTCCGACCAGGACCGGGTTCTGTGGCAAGCAATCAGCGCAGTGAAAAACCAAATTAAGGGGACATGGACAGATGAAGATTCAGATCAGTGACGATAAGCCGATCCCGCCACCGGCAAAGCGGGGCAGACCGAAGGGGTCTAGTAAGTATCCAATTGCCCGCCTGTCGGTGGGACAAAGTTTCCGCATTTCAGCAGATGCGGTGAAACCGGCTTCTGTTTTCTCAATGGTGTCGCGCTTTAACCGCGCCCTGGCGCCAAAGAAATTTACAGTTCGCAGCACCCCGCGCGGGTGTACGGTTTGGAGGGTGGAGTGATGAGCGACACAAATAGCGCGGAGGTAAGTGCGTTTTATCTGTCATTTTTGGCAGCGGGTATGCGTGAAGGTGCTGATCTTCTGCGTTCCATTGCTAAGGAGCGAGATATGCTGCGGGCGGCGCTGCGCGATATAGCGCGCCAACCAGAAGGCGATGAAGAAAACGCACAGGCTGTTGCCCGCGCGGCGCTGGGAGAAAAGGAATGAGCGATCTCACCACCCTACTCGCCCTTGCGGAACGCTGCGAACAGGCAGCCGGGCCGGATAGGGAATTGGATGCTGAGATTGCGCTGGCTATTGGCTATACGCGCGAAAAGAAAGGCCGACAGCGTATTGCTTGGTGGCGTAATCCAAAAGGGCAACAGCTTGGATATGATGGATGGCATAATTTTCCGCCATCATTCACCGCCAGCCTAGACGCGGCGGTTACGCTGGTGCCGGAAGGGTGGGGCTATGAATTACGACAAGGCAATAGCGGCGCTCGCAGGGCGCTTTGTCGAATGTGGGACGGTCGTGGAATATGGACTAGAGGCACCGTTGCAGCCACCCCAGCACTAGCCCTATGCGCCGCCGCGCTACTGGCAACGGCGGCGCTGGGAGAAAAGGAATGAGCGACATCGCAGATAAAATCTACGCAGCCACTGGACTGACGCTCGGCGCAGAGGCGGCGGCAAAGGTAGGACACATGATACGGCTGGCGCGCCAGGAAGCCGCCGACGAAATTGAAAAGCTGCAGGCGGAGAACGCGAAATTCGCCGCCTCAAACCATGCTTATCTATCTGATTACCAAGAAGCCAGAGGTGAAATCGAAAAGCTGCGGGCGGCGCTGCGCGGTTTATTGGAATGGGCAGGACCAATAGCAGGCGATACTCAGATCGTTTCCGAGCGAGCCTATGAAGAAGAAACTGTAGCAATCGCTCGCGCGGCGCTGGGAGAGAAGGAATGACCAAACCCCGCGTCCCCTTACGCTACGGACCTGGCCGCGCTATTCACCCGGAAGTGAGAAGGGCGCGGGAAGCCTACATTGGCGAAGCCCTGCAACGCGGCGAAACCTTCCACCAGATCGCCGCGCATTTTGAGGTGGATACCGAGACAGTAAAGCGATGGTGGAATAAAACACACCATTCAACCAAGTATGAAAACGTCTTCGATAAAGAGCGAAAGTGCTTATCATGCGGCGAAATGTTTTGGAGTGAAGGGCCGCATAATCGGCGGTGCATCAGATGCAAAAGCCACCGGCCAGCAGACACACCTTATGAACCTGGCGGATATGGCAATAGTGGTCACAAAAAAGAACCCCGGCGTTAGGCCGGGGTTTTAGTTTGTCGCAAGAGGAAACTACCCTGCCGGGGGGAGATACCCGGCAAGCGCAATATAATTACTTCTTTCGTGATTTACCAGCCTCAGAAAGCGCAATGGCCATAGCCTGCTTTTCTGATTTCACCACCGGGCCTTTCTTGCTGCCAGAGTGCAACTTGCCCGCGCCATACTCGCGCATCACCTTGGAAATCTTCTTGTCAGCCTTAGTCGGTTTCATTTCTTCGCTCCTTTGATGGCTTCGGCTTCCACCTCATCGACACGGCGAAGCCAGCCCCTGCCGAATGTGACGTAAGCGCCCAGCCCCTGGTAGAAAGCCCGGCGCCCATCTGAATACTGACGAATTAGAAATAGTGGGTCTTGTTTCGCCACCGCCGCCACAGTTTGCGGCCCCACGATTCCATCCGCTGGACTAGCCACACTTTCTTGCAATATGCGGACAGCGCGTTTAACGCCTGCGTTAACGGCCATATCAAAGACAACCAGATCAACGCCACTAGGCATCCTGCCACAAGCAGCAGGCTCCCAGTAATAACTTCGATAAATCGCTTCCAACTCGCCATCGCTGATTCTCCTGAGTTCGTCTTTGGTGGCTTTCCGGCCAAGGAACTTCTGATACGTCGCTAGAGTAACACCCCGCATAGTTGCGCCGCCAGGGTCTTTTGGATGGTCTGCCCAGCCGCCCTCATGGTGTAGAATAATCTTCAGGCATGGTAGAAACCGATCTACCGGCGCTTCATTGCCTCCGCCATTACTGGGGCTATCTTTTCGGCGGATCGCCCAATGACGTAACCGCCCAAGCCAATCTCCACGATAGACCATAGCTTCAGCGCCTCCGCCTCTGAGATACCTGGGGCGCTATACCCAAGCCACCGGGCCACAATCAACGCCGTCAGCACCAGCATGACCACCGGGCGCCAAGTGGCGGTTAGCCAATGTTCAGAAGCCGCCTCCGTCTTCACAATATCAGCAGCGGCAGTCTCGATCTCCTGGGCGCGTTGCATCAGGGCGATGGATAGTTCAGCCTCGATTCGCCCCTGCTCTCCCTGATCAGGGACAAGGCGGCGAATTACATCTCCCAGAATCGGCGCCAGTACAGGCAGCAAAGCCGCGAACATTAATCATCCTCCGTTTCTTCGGGCTTAATCCAAAGTTCCGAATATGCCTGATCCGACAGACCACGCAGCACCGCATGGGAGTAGGGAACTGCTGCATACTTGTAGCCGGATGGTGTCTCCCAAGTAACCATGATTGCCACCGCACCATCCGCCAGGGCGGTTGCAATCATCTGCTGGGCGGCTTCGGCAAAGGACACCTCGTGGTGTTCCCCTGGCGCATCCGAATCGACGATCTTTATCCGTCTCATGGCTACCCCCGTCCGGCTTTGATCCGTACACGCCCGCAAATCACCTGGCCCCGGAACCATGCGGCACCATCCACTACCTCGCAAGTCTCTGGCGGTGCCAAGGCGCCATCGCGCCAAGTAAGCACCACAAAGCCCTGCTGCTGGTGCCCTGGGATGCCCAGGCGATAGTTGAACTGTGGCCAATTAGGATCGCCCAGCATCCCGGTTTGAACGCCATAAAGGCGCTTAGACCAATGGTTCAGAGGGCGCACATCCAGGGCATGGGTGTCGCCGGATATAATGGTTCTGCCGCTGCGGCTGGCATTGTTATATCCCGCGTGGATTCCGCCATGGTAGCGGTGGACAAAAGAAACGTCCCCCACATCAAGGCGATAGGTCATAGGCCAATCTATAAACTGGTCCTGAAGACTAAAGGCACCCATCCCTTCAAAAGCGGCAGCATGGGCAGCAAGATATTTATCGTAACGGTCATCATGGTTGCCCCTGATCCAGTAACAAGTGGGATCGCCAGCGGCTTCCCTTAACTCCCGTAAGTGGGTCTGCCCGGCGGCGAGTTCCTCCGCTACATTGGGCTTCTGGTTGTCTGCCCACATCAGCGGCGGATGGCGGGAGACAGACCCCATATCCAGCGCATCGCCATTACAAAACAAAAAGCCCGGCTTTATGTGCCGGGCTAGAATCAAAAGGGCTTCATGTGACAAGCTGCGCGGTTGGCTTAATGACCGCCAGTGGCAGTCCGAAAATACTATTCCCACCCCGTCCTTGATGGCGGGAACCTCCATCACCAGGGCGCTGTTGTGTTCCTCACTCTCAGACCATGGCTTGCTGATCGGCTCGCGCGCCAGGCTGCGGGCTGAACTGCGAATGTCTGGCTTGTTGTACAACTGCATGGCGCGCTGGTAACGGCTCCGCATTGTCTCATACGGTAGCCCGTTTGCTTTCGCAGCTACCATCACGGAGCCGTGCTTCGCTACCGCTTCATAAGCCGCCTTGATGGCGGCGCGGTCTGTCTTGGCTACCATGATGGTCCTATTGCAAGAGGCTTTCTTGCGGATTTACCAATGGATTAAGGGCGGGCTGTAGCATCGCCCCACCGGCACCAGCCACATTTTGCCCAAGCGCCTGCATCGCAGGGCCGCGTGGTGCCACCATCGCCCGCTGGAAAGCTTGGCGGGCTGCTGGCGTATAGGCGCCATACAAGCCAGCGAGAGCCATAAGCGTAGGGATTGGATAACTGAACCCCGCGCCACCAGTAAGGGCGCCGCCCACGGCTTGGCGTGTTGCCGTCCCTGAGTCATTGACAGTAGGCGGCAGTACACCACGCGCACGATCTGATAGGTCTTGCATCAGTGCTTCGCCACGGGCAAAGCGTCCACGGTTTACAGACGCATCGCCAGCCCGTACGGCAGCGGAAAGTTGCGCTGGACTAAACACCCCCTCAACCGCGCCTGGGCTTGCAGCGGCACGGTTCACCCGCATGAAGTTGGCGTAAGCCTCATCAGCCTTTTTAAGATCAGGCGCCAAGTTCGGATTGGTGCGTTCAAACCAATCTTGCATGGCGCTACGCACCTTCTTGAATGCGTCACCCAAACTACGTTCAGAAGCCATGGCGGAGCCGCTGTAGCTTTCGCCAAGCTTCCGCATATCGCTTACAATGTTTTTGTATTGATCCGCTGTAAGTTGCCCGCTTTGCAGTTGGCTGATCAACTTATCATCCAACTCGCGGCGCAAAAGCCCTGACATTTCCGGCGTCAGATTGGTTCGCATCACATTCGCCAGATCGCGCCCTAACTCTTGGTCAGGCGCTAAAGGCGAAGCGCGAGAAATGATGTCATCATACCTGTTGGAAATGATGCCACCAACAGTGTCAATTAATTCACGACCAACCGGGCCAGAAACGATCTTTTGCCCAATCGGCTCTAGCGCCCGATTAGCCGCCGCTGTGTTGAATGTCTCAACAGATTCACGCATGGCGCCCGCAATACGCGGGCCAAGCACCGGAACAGAAGTCAGCGCGCTTTCAATAGAACGGGGAATGCCCCCCATTACCTGGCCGGGCGTCATTTGAACACCTTCAGCCGCCAACTCTTGAACCCCAGCCGGAAGCTTCGGCGCAATGGCGCGACCAAGCGCATAACCAAGAGGACCGCCAATAGCGCCAAGCATGGCGCTCGTGCCGACCTGTTGCGGCTTTTGCTCCGCGAACTCGCCAGAAGTTACCGGCTCCGCAAGACCAAGAGCCGCACCTTGCAAACCGCCAACCCCAATAGAGCCAGCCAAAGATTGAGGATTGCGTGTAGCCAAGGCCAAAGCCGTAGCAGGAACCAAACTGCCCGCCATACGGGGAAGATCGACACCTGTATCACCAGCAGCCACGCGAGACTGTTGGTAAGCCCGCTCCCGCGCCACTGTCTGCTGTTGGATGTCTTCTGGCGTTGCTGGCGTCATACCAAGCGCGCGAGTAATCGGACCAATAACCGGCGCCCTGTTCACCGCGCCAGTAGCCGCATTAACCGCTTCAACAACACCACGCGGCAACATTTGCGTGAGTGCCTGCGCGCCCCCTTGGATTGGATCGAAGGCCCCTTGGGCGATAGAACCCATGGTGGTTGAAGGTTCTGCGCCGCCAGCCTGCATCCGCCTGATGGCGGACGCCATGGCGTCTGGCGACATACCTTCTGGAAACTCGATTTCTTGGCCGGAAGGGAGCGTGACGATGGGCATGGTTATTCAACCCTTTGGGTTGCGGGATTGTAGCGAAGGCGTGGTTGTTGTGATTGCGGGCTTGGTTCTTGCAAAGCTGGTGCTGGCCTGCCTTGGGCTGCTGCAAGTCCTTTTTCTTTAGCAGCTTCAGCAATCATCCGTAATTCATCAAGCGCTTTGCGTAAATCTGACGGAGAAAGACCAGCCTTGATTCTGGCAATCGCAGCTTGGGCAATTTCACCTTCACGGTTACTAACCGCGCCCGCTCCTCTAAGAGAATCAAACGCTTGTAAAAATGCTACGCCCTGCAATTGTTCCAAACGTCGCCCGAAATCATAAGCTGATGTACCGGGAATATTTTGCAGCGGCGACAAAACACCAGATGCCGTACTAAATGCTGGATGATTTAGAACCTCATTAATTTGGGAAATACTTCTATTTGAAGTTGATATAATTTCAGGGGCTTTTGCAATATCAATCCCTTGGGCTTGGCCCACTCGTTCTTCACGTTCCCGTCCTGCGGTATCACGTGGAACCACCCCCATTGGGGTGCCAGTACGCCCACCAAGAATACCTGTTCCTGTCCCCATATCAACCGTACGAATCCCCTCCGCAACCCGCGCGCCCGGCGGAAGTTGACCGCGCCGCAATTCACCCGTTTGTGTCGGGAAGTACGGTACCACAACACGCTCGCCATTGGGGCCAGGTTCTTCCACCATCACCGGCTGCAAACCAACCCGCGTCGGGTTCGCCCGTTCAGCCAGAATACGCCAGCCAATCTCTGGCGGAAGCGAAGCCAACAAACGGCGTTCTTCAGCAGAAATCGGACGGAGTGACGGCGCACCAGAAGTAGGTTGCCCGGCTGGGGCTGGCTGCGCCTGAGTGGGAGCCGCTTGGGCACTGGTTGGTTGCGCTTGTGCCTGGGCACCCCGCAAGCCCATCCAGCGGCTAACAGGCGTTCCCAGAACATCGCGCCTATCTTCGCCACGCTCAACAAGCGCCTGAACCCCGCCAGGACCGCCGAGCCAAGCGCCCTGCAAAAGAGCCTCTGGCGTCACTTCGTTACCACCAACATTACGCCCAATTGCACCCGGAAGCCCCATAGAAGTCATGCGGCCAGCCTGAACTTGCATCGCCAATTCAGCAGCACGACGCTGGGCGTCTGGGTTTTCCAAGAAGTCACGCAATGTACGGACATTCTCAAAACCGGGGATGTTGAAAGTGCCACCCCATTGCCCGTTCCATTCACCCCGGCGACTGATTTCGCCAGGCGCAGGACGATAGACACCAGCATCAGCAGCCAAAGGCGCACCAATCTGATATTGCCCCGCATAGCCCTGAGAATTGACGACACCAGGACCACGGGCTTCGGCTCGGCCAAGAACATCCAGCGCGCGACCAATCGCAGCACGGCTAAACGGTCCATTGGTTTCGTCAGCAGATGCAGGCGCCCGTACCGGCGCAGCAGACGGAGCCGCTGCCCCTGCGGCGGCTGCTGCCGCTGCCGTGCTTGTCGGCTCACCGCCAGAAGCAAACCGACTTACAGCCTCTTGATAGCGCCGCTGGTTTTGCTGCTGTTGCAACATATTGGTGACGGGCATCACGCTCTGAAGCGCCCCGCCCCGCTGGCCAGCCAAGGCAGCAAAAGCGTCCTGCATGGCGGCAATGCCTAAAAGGCGCCTTTGGTCCGGGGAAAGATCAGCATAAGGACTCTGATCCGGCACCGGATCACCCCCGCTTGTCGGTTCCCCGCCACCAAAAAGACGCGATAGAAATTCAGACATTGCGCGGCTCCTTACCGGAACAGGAGATTAAAGGCATTAGCCAAGCCGCCAGCAGCCTGACCAATGGTGCCAACTTGCTGCAAGAAGGAAGGCGTGGTTTCCGTCGTGGTGGTCTGCCCCATCGGAGCCATCCCAAGCGCACTTTGGCGAATCCGCAACTGCTCCACCGGATACTGGAACTGGCGCAGGAAGTCCTCATAAGCCTGCGTCATATTCGCCTGGGTCAACCCGCGCTGCTGTTCGCCAGATTGGAACATAGCCTGCGCGCCGGTAAGCCCAGCCGTCTGACCAAGGGCGCCAAGGGCGCCAAGCTGCTGGGCAGCGGCAAGGGCCTGCTGGTTCCCCTGCAACCCGTAACCAATGTCACGGCCAGCCATTTCGCCCGCCTGCTGGAAGCCCTGGGAACGCAATTGCGCGGCAGTGCGGGCCGCTTGCTCCATCGCCGCCCGGTTAGTCTCGGCTTCCGCCACACCCTGGCGTGAACCGCCAAACGCCCGCGCCCTCACTGCCTGCGCGGCGGTTTGCTGGTTTGCCATCTGGCGTGAACGATCAATATCCGCCAGCGTAGTATCAATCACCTGTTGCGTGTACGGGTTCTGGTAAGCCGCCATCCCTGAAGCAATGGTGCCCGGCGTATAGGCGCCAGCCTGGCGGGCTAAAGCCTGGGCCTGAGTAATCGGCTGCTGGGCAGAACCCGCCACTTCACCCACCCGCTGGAAGGACGCTTCTTGCAACGGCGTGAAGCCCGCTATCCGCTGATAGGGGTAAATCTGATAATCACGATTAGCAACGTCCAGGGCGAAGTCATAATTCGCCAGCATCCGTTCCTTGACATCGGGGTCAAGTTGGCTGGATTGCGTCTGCGTCGATGTCCCGCCGCCCTTAGACATGGCGTATCTCCTTAGAAACTGTGGTCATTATACCTTCAAAACCATGCCGCTTCAAAGCACGAACCCACCCTGCGCGCCCGCACCCTGTTAATTTAGAACACCCAAAAGCACGCCCATAAGCATCCAATGATGGGATCATCTCGATCACCTGTTCCAACTGACCGCCAACCAGCCAAGCATGGAGAATGGTGAACTTCGGATAGTAAATAAGTTCTGTGACAATCGCCGCTTCAGGGGCGGGCCAGAACTGAAAATGCCCTTCTTTGATGCCCTTGGCTACATGATGGAGATCATGCGTATTACCCGCATAATCAAGCGCATCTTGAAGCCACTTTGAACACCTCTCGAACTCAGCTTCGAACAGGGTCATAGCGCTGTAGCAGCCACCACCCCTGAATTATCCACAGTGATGCTCCACCGTGTTCCGTCAGGGGATTTCAAGATCAACCGGCCTGGGCTTACCTCCAGATCGCGGTTCTTCTTGTGGTTCTCATCATCAGCCCGCTCCAACAAGGCGCGGGCTGTCTGCTCGTTAGAACTATCATAAGAGTTGGTGGCTGGGGGCAATCTCACCTAAGTCCCCCAGGCACCGCTTCAAGACGGAAGTTACCAACCCGCCAATCCGCCAACTGAACGCCCGTTACCTTGAAGGAAACCTGGCGCCCTGAAAAACGGACATCGGTATATTTGGAAGAAATAGTGTAAGGTCCAAAGGTACTCTCCGTACCCTCTGGCGCGAATCTAGTCTTGAAGCTGACGTTTACCTGGCCCTGCGTTTTCTCATCCGGCACCACTTGGCGGGCTACCATAATCCGGTCCCCATTCCCCATTTCCAGCGGCCCCGTCTCCGCATACGGCGAAGCGCCATCGTAGTTCCACCCCACCTCATGATCATACACATAACCAGAGGGATCAATCAGAATGGGATAATCAAACACGCCAGCCGCCACACCAGTTGTTCGCGCCCAAGAACCAATGGACCAAGTATTCTCACGGTAGTTCCAGATTACATAGCGGTCACATTCATTGGACGCGGCGGACGGGTAAGACCAGATCACCTCAAAGAACTCGATATTAAGAACCGCATTCACCTTGGAAGCCTGGTTATAGTTGAAGTCGGAGAACACATAGTCCGACACATCAGACCGCAAAGGCTTCACGGCGCCATCAAACACATAGAACGAACCGTCAGACATCCAAGCAACGCCAGTATCCATGCTGACAGAAGCCTGGGCGCTGATCACCCCGCAACCATAACCAACACGCTCAAACCCATAAACGAATGGCGGGCCTTGGTACGTC